TATAATTGTTTCTTCATATAATGCAAGTCTTGCTTCTGGCATATTGTTATAAGTTTGTGCATCAGGAATACCAACTAACTGTGCTGGTACACCAAAACATAATGCTATATCTATTGCTGACATTTTCTTTAATACTGAAAAGTCCATATCTTTTGGTGACATACCCATTTGTTGAAAACTAAAATCACCTTCAAGCAACATAGGTCTTCCAGCATTATTAGTACCACTAAAACGAGTTTCCATATCTGCTAATATTTGTGCTCTTTGAGTATCACTTAATTGAACTGTTGAACCAGTTTCATCTTTTGGTTTAAATATTACTGCACCACTAGGTCTAGCACCATTTGATAATAATGATACATTATGTCTGTTTGTTAAATTATGACTATCAATATTACTCGCAGCAGCAACTAAAGGAGACAAACCTAAATAGTCACTTTTAGGATGAAATAATTTAAAATGTTTTACTGGTGATTCACCTGTTTCTTGATTTACATCATATTGAGATATTGTTTTACCATTTATTGAATAATGATATGCTTCTGGTAAATTCGTTTGCCCTGGAATTATTTTAATTCTATCAGGTCTTAAACAATATAACTCTTTTGGTTCAGAGCCTTCAGCACCAGTACCAATTAAATAACTATTACCAGATAATAATAAAAACGAATATAATGATTCAAATAATTCTACATATCCTTTTGTTGGAGATGGTCTAGCAAGTAAATCTAATAATGGGTGGTCTTCAACATTTAGTTTACCTCTAAATAATTTTAATCTAACTCCAGCAGCACCTTGTGATATTTCATTGATACATCTAAAAGCAATAGCATTATTTTCATATCCTTCTTTTACTAAATCTTCATAACTATACTTTTGACCAGCAACATTTACATTACTAACCATAGCATAATTAGATGAAACTTGTTTTGTTTCAACTTTTTTAGTTTTAAAAATATTTCTTATGTTATCAAATACTCCCATAATTTACCTTGCGTTATTGGGAATATCGTTACTCCCGACTAATGTTTGACCAAATGCCATGTATATATAAGTACCACCATCTGCATTTGTTTGTGCAAAACTATTCCTTAATTTAAAACCATTAGATAAAAATTCATGTCTAAAATTACTATCATTCCATTCACCAGAAGTAGTGTCTGCTTCTAATGTCCAATTGTAATCACCATTAGTATTTCTTGCATCATC